GAAGTGCGAATACTAAACGATGATGAAGTGTTAGGGACCATAGGTGATCCTGAATCAGTTCTTCATTATATTTAACAACATAGGAAGGATACTATGCCAGAAGAAAATGAAAAAACAGAAAATCTAATTGATGTCGGTGAAGCTGATCAAGAAGCAACTGAAATTAATTTAGATGATAAAGGTGAACCAGAAAAGGTAGAAGCCGTAGAAGAAACTGTAGAAGTTGAAAGGGTAGAAGAACCTGTTGAAACTAAAACAGAAGATAAAAAAGATGAGTTAAAAGAATATAGTGATGGCGTTCAAAAACGTATTGCTAAATTAACTCGTAAAATGAGAGAAGCAGAAAGACAGAGAGAAGAAGCTGTTCAATATGCTCAAAATATAAAAAATAAAAACGATGAAATGGAAGGACGTATCTCTAAGATAGATAGTTCTTATGTTTCTGAATTTGAAACTAGAGTTAAAACTGGTTTAGCAGCAGCTAAGCTAGCTCTTAAAAATGCCATTGAGTCTCAAGATGTAGAAGCTCAAATTGCAGCACAACAACAGTTAGCTGCTTTGACAATGGATGAAGCTAGAGTTAATTCTATTAAAGTTGCAAATGAAAACAGACCAAAAGCTCAAGAAAGAGAAGTAAATATTACTCCTCAACAAAGAGCACCACAACAACAATCAGACCCTAGGGCTGAAGAGTGGGCTGCTAAAAACAGTTGGTTCGGTAATGATTCTGCAATGACTTACACAGCTTTTGATATACACAAAAAGCTTGTAGAACAAGAAGGATTCGACCCTCAATCAAATGATTATTATGCTGAAGTTGATAAAAGAATAAGACTTGAATTTCCGCACAAATTTGATAAGGTAGACGATACTACTACAGAAAGAGCAAAACCTGCTCAGAATGTAGCTTCGGCTAGACGTTCAGCCTCAACAGGACGCAAAAAAACTGTAAAACTCACGCCTTCGCAGGTAGCAATTGCTAAAAGATTAGGTGTGCCGCTAGAAGCTTATGCAAAACAATTAAAAATCACGGAAGGAGCATAAAATGGAAAATGAAAAAATAAAAACTTCTCGTGCGAGTCAAACTAGAGACAAAATAGAAGTCAAAAAAGTTTGGACTCCACCCAACTCACTTGATGCACCACCAGCGCCGTCTGGTTATAGACATCAATGGATACGTTCTGAAATACTTGGAACATCAGATGCTAAAAATGTAGCATCATCTTTGAGAGAAGGATGGGAGTTAGTGAGAGCTGACGAATATCCAGACACTCAATATCCAGAGATGACAGAAGGCAAATACGCTGGAATTATCGGAGTGGGAGGCCTATTGCTGGCTAGGATACCAGAGGAGATTGCGCTTCAAATCGATGCTTATTATAAAAAGCAAAACGATGCGAAAGAAGAAGCAGTAGAGAACAATCTTATGAAGGAACAGCACCCAAGTATGAAATTCCATAAGGAATCTAATACTCGTGTAACTTTTGGTGGTACAAAGAAATAGTCTTATAACAATTTCTAAGTCCAACAAAATAAATTAAACCGTACTGGAGGCCCTTCGGGGCAGGTACATAAAAAGGAAACAAATACTATGGCAAATGCAAGTACAACTGGTTTTGGGTTAAGAACTTCTATGACGCTTGGAAATACTCCGGCGACTTCAGGACAATCTAACTACAAAATCAAATCAGGCCTAGGTGTTGGTATCTTCAAAAATAACCCAGTGTCACTTCAAGATGCAGGTGGCGATCAAGGTTATTTACAAGATGCAAGTTTCGCAACAACTGACGACGGTGGAGCAGGTGGAGCAGCGTATGAAAATACAGGTCACGCTCCTCTAATTGGTGTGTTCAATGGCGCTTTCTATATAGATAACGCTACTAGCAAACCAACTTTTGCTAACTCAGTTGCAGCAAGCACAACATTTGGAACTGACTATAATACAGGTAGCAACGACGGAATAGGTTTTGTAAATGACAACCCGCAACAAGAATATGTTATTAAAGCGGACGCGGCAGTTACTCAAGCTATGATCGGAGATGCTGGCTACAACACAAATAGCTTTACAGCAGGAAATGCTAAAGACGGTCAATCAACTGTTACTTTAGACATTGGTGGCGGAGCAGCAACAACTCATATGTTCAAACTAGTGAGATCAGCTGATGACGTCGAAAACAATGATCTATCAGCAGTAGGTGCGAACGTAATAGTAGCAATTGCACAAGCTAGTAACTTGTATAACTAATCGAATAGGAGATAAATAACTATGGCAATATCAAGAGCACAACTAGTTAAAGAACTAGAGCCAGGTTTGAACGCTTTGTTCGGTCTGGAATACAAACAATATGGCGAGCAGTGGGCAGAACTTTTTGACACTGAAACATCTGACAGAGCTTTCGAAGAGGAAGTAATGTTAGCTGGTTTTGCAAACGCGGCAGTTAAACCTGAAGGACAGGGTGTAGCTTTCGACGATGCGCAAGAAACTTTTACAGCTCGTTACACTAACGAAACGATTGCATTAGCATTCGCTATCACAGAAGAAGCTATCGAAGATAACTTGTATGACAGACTTGCGTCTAGATATACAAAAGCTTTAGCAAGATCTATGGCGTCTACTAAGAATATCAAAGGTGCGGCAGTATTAAATAACGCATTTGATGCTACTTATGCTGGTGGTGATGGAGTTGAATTATGTTCAGCTGTTCACCCTACATTAGCTGGTACGTTTTCAAATGAGTTAGCAGTAGCTGCTGAACTTAATGAAACATCTTTAGAGCAGTCATTAATTGACATCGCAGCTCTTACAGATGAAAGAGGCCTAAAAATTGCGGCGCAAGGAGTTAAATTAATAATTCCTTCAGCTCTTCAATTTACTGCTGACAGACTTATGAATTCTGCAGGCAGAACAGGTACAGCTGACAATGACATTAACGCAATCAGAAATATGGGAATGATCTCTGGTGGATATGTAGTAAATAACTACTTAACTGCTGCGAAGAAATTCTTCATTAAAACTGATGTGCCTAATGGTCTTAAACATTTCAGCAGATCACCTATCAAAACTTCAATGGAAGGTGACTTTGATACTGGAAACGTTAGATACAAAGCGAGAGAAAGATATGTTTTTGGATTTTCTGATCCAAGAGGTATCTTTGGTTCAAACGCAACGTAATCAATAAAATTTAGGGGCCGCTTTAAAACGGCCCCTTTTTAATTAAAAAGGTGTAAATGAAAAAACTTCTTATCAATATCTGGGCCTATCGACATCACGCTAAATTTGAGATTTTAGCTGAGGATAACGCTAAATCCGTAGAACAAGCAATACTTGACAAACTAGGGGAAAACAGTATAAAGTGGGAAGATCTTGGAAATAATTATTCTGAGTTAAATCGAATAACTTTTGAGGAGGTTGTTTATGATACAAGACCTATACAAAGCAAAAAGGTCCTTGGAGTTGAAGTGGGAACAGGAGCATCTGGACAATAACAGATATACTCTTGAGATGGTTAGAATTGACGATAAGGTCAAACAGATCATCACAGATATTAAGCTTGAAGAAGCTAGAATCGCTCACGTACAGAACAACGTTGAAGGTTCTGCTCCACAAGTTTCAGTAGCTTCTTAATATAAAAGCTACATCGTTGAAAAATCATTTCACACTGTAGGCTCTCTTGCACTCTACCCAAAACTAGTATATAAATATATCACTATACATTTAATAAATGATGAATGCTGACGCGTATAGTCGACAACCCTAGGGACAGTATTCAGATATCTAGGAGGATATTAATATGGCAACAACTACATTTTCGGGACCGATAAAAGCGGGAACGATCTCAAATACAACAGGAACAACACTTGGCGATAATGTAAGAAACACAGGTCAAGTTGTAATGTCTCAATCAATTATGATTGATGCAGCAGTCGCAGCTGGAACAACTACTTACAACGTAGGTGTAATACCAAAAAACTCACAACTACTTACAGTTATACTTAGATGTGCAGTAGTAAGTAATGCTGGTACTTCAGCAACTGTATCTGTAGGAAAAACAGGAACTGCAGCTTTTTTAGTAGCAGCAACTAACGTTAAAGCTTTAGGAGAAACTACTACATTAGCTACTGGAGCTTTAGATTCAGCTGATAGATTTAGTGAAGATACACAAATTACAGCGACTCTTATATCTGCAGGAACTACTGCAACTACAGGTCAAGTAACTGTTACGTTCACGTATGTTCAAGCTAACAACTTATCAGACGCAACAGCAGTATAATAATTAATTAAGTGTGGGCTTCGGCCCACACAAAATTTAAGGAGAAAATATGTCAGGATATACAAGTGATCAACTCGTAGCCAATGCTACAGCAGATGGACAAATGGTTCCTACAGGACAAAGAGCTAGAATGACAGGTATACAAGCTGAAGGAGCTGCTGGATCTAAAATAGTTTTTAAATCTGGTGGAGCAGCGGGAAGTGTAATAGCTACATTTGAATTTGGAACAGAAGGAATAGATTTTTATGTTCCTGGTTCTGGAATTTTATTTGAAGAGGGAATCTATTTAGATTTAACCGCTACACCAAGTGTTACTATAACATTTACGTAGGAGTAAAATTGTGGCTACAATAACTTACACAGTAACCGTAGCAACGGGAACTAATCAATACGGTACCGGTAATAAATATTACATTAACGGAGAGGCTAATGTTGTCTTATATTTACAAGAAGGCAATACTTATATTTTTGATCAGTCTGACTCCACAAATACTGGACACCCTTTTA